AAAGAAACGTGAACAGAGTTTTTGTTGTTCAAGAGATGCCCAATCATGACATTTCCCCTGCCATGAAGTTTGGGAAAATTGAAATCCTCTTGCCGTCCAACGCCCAGATTGCTTTTTCTACCACGCCGTCAGTACGTCGGATGCGCAGAAAGCTGATGGACTTTGGCGACGATGATTATCTTTTACTAACTGGGGACCCTGTTGCTATCGGATTGGCTTGTGCGATAGCATCTTTCAATAACGGTGGCCGCTATACGGCGCTAAAATGGGATCGACGGGAGTACATTTATATCCCCGTTCGTATCGATGTAACTGAGAAAGGAGAAAGTGATGAGTGATATTAATGCCCTCTTTGAAGAGGATGCTGGCGCATTGCAGGTCAAGAATGAAGACCTGTCTTCCGTAGGTGCTTTGGCCAAACGGGCAAAGCAGCTTGAGAAGGAAATCGAAGAAATCGAGTCGGTCCTGAAGGAACGCAAGGATCAGCAACGAAATCTTTTAGAGGAATCAATCCCTGCCATGCTGCAAGAACTGGGCATGAAGAAGTTCACCATGAACGACGGTAGTGTGATTGAAGTCAAACCTTTTTACGGTGCCAGCATTAAGGAAGAAAATCGTGCTGTCGCTTATGAATGGCTTCGTAAGAATGGCTACGATGACATTATCAAGAATACCGTCTCTGTGCGATTTGGCCGTAATGAAGACAAGTTGTGCGAGAACCTGATCAACCAACTCCGTGAGCAAAACTATCCTGTTGAGCAAACGGAGAAGATTGAGCCCTCAACGCTGAAAGCATGGGCAAAAGAAATGGTGGAACGAGGCGTTGAGTTCCCCACCGAAACCTTTGGTCTGTTTACAGGCCATAAGGCGACAATTAAATCTACCTAACGAACCAAGGAGTAAGAATCATGGCAAAAACTGAAATAGCAACGAAAAAAGAAAACGCATTGGCTGTCGCAGTGTCCTTTGAAGACGATGCAATGCAGGGTGGCTTTGACAATATGAATCAGGAAGACTTTGCACTGCCCTTCCTGCGTCTATTGACGAACACAAGCCCCGAGGTAGGCGAAGTGGAAGGGGCAATGCCCGGCATGATTTACAACACGGTAACAGGACAGCTTTACGATGGCAAAAAAGGAATCACCGTCATCCCATGTGCGTACGTACGTCAGTACATCGAATGGGCCCCGCGGGGGTCGGGCTCGGGAGCCCCGATCACTATCTATCCCGCAACGAGCGATATTCTTAGCAGAACGCACCGGGAACCGGGCGATAATAAAGATTATCTCGACAACGGTAACTACATTGAAAACACTGCCAATCATTACGTGATGATTGTCGGTGAGGACGATGTGCCCGAGCCCGCACTGATCACCATGAAGTCCACACAGTTGAAGAAGTCGCGTAAGTGGAACAGCATGATGATGTCTGCCAAGATGATCGGCAAGAATGGCGCATACACGCCGCCGATGTTCTCGCAACTCTATCGCCTGACCACTCAGGCGGAGTCGAATGACAAAGGCAAGTGGTTTGGCTGGGAAATCGAACGTATTGGCCCGATTGAAAACTCCGAGTTGTATCTCGCCGCAAAAGGGTTTGCGCAAAGCATCAGCGCCGGAGATGTCAAAGTGAAGCACTCGGCAGATGATCTCATGCAAGGCAGCGAAGCCGCGCCGTTCTGATTTACGGGGGAAAGCGGATGCCGAATGCGCTTGTTGGTAATGACCGAAGGTAACCCGTTCGGGGCTAAGGACACAGCGAGTACCCCACCTTTTATAGAGATAGAGAATGGCCGATATAACAAAATTCAAGGCAATATTCAGTGGGTTGGATATTGCCTATGGCACATATGTCATTAAGGGTGAACGGGGAGACGGGAAGCAAAATGGGCAAGCTACGGTTGTACGTAAACCTCCGTCGGATGACCTTTGGGAACGTCATCTTGATGGTGTTGAGCCTTCCCTTGGTATTATCCCTATTCGCGCTGACAATACTTGTGTATGGGGCTGCATCGATATTGACCAGTATCCTATTGATCATCGAGGGCTGGTCGAAAAAATAGCAGCACTCAAGCTACCACTGGTTGTCTGCCGCAGTAAGTCCGGCGGCGCTCACTGCTTCCTGTTCACTACGGAGCCTATCCCTGCGCGGGATATGCAGGAGTACCTGAAAGCCTGTGCCGCACTTCTTGGTGAAGCAGGGCGAGAGATATTTCCTAAACAAGCTGAAATCCTCGTGGACCGCGGAGACACGGGCAATTTCTTAAATCTTCCTTACTTCGCGGGGGATGACGGGACACGATATGCATTCAATGCGGATGGCTCGGCGGCTACGCTCGAGGAATTTTATGCCCTCTACGAAGCGTTCGCTCAAACACCTCCGCTCGTTGTTCCGGAGCCCCCGAAGGTTGCGGAAGCGCCGATTAAAGATGGTCCCCCGTGTCTTCAGGCCCTCTGTGGCCAAGGGTTCCCAGAAGGTACTCGAAACAATGGTCTCTTCAATGTTGGCATCTATCTTAAAAAGCTTGCGCCCGCGTCTTGGGAAGACAAAGTAGTTGAGCACAATCAAAAATATTTCGCCCCGCCCCTTCCAAATAACGAGGTGCAACTTGTTATCAAACAACTGGGCAAGAAGGATTATCGTTACAAGTGTAAAGATGCCCCGCTCAATTCGTTCTGCAACTCTGGTTTATGTCGAACGCGGAAATACGGTATCGGGGGTAATGGTCCTGATTCGCCGACACTTTCATCGCTCTCAAAATATGCCAGTGAGCCACCACTCTGGTTCCTTGATATCAATGGCAGGAGGATCGAACTCGAAACGGACAGTCTCTTCAATCAAGCTGCGTTTCAGAAAGCGTGTCTTGAACGGCTTAACCTCCTCCCACCCACGCTCAAAAAGATGGATTGGGAGAACATGCTTAACGGACTTCTCAAAGAGATGGTTGAGACTGAACAGATCTCGGAAGCCAGCGAGGACACGTCAGTTACGGGCCGTTTCATGGACCTCCTTGAGGAGTTTACTACGCACATGCAGCAAGCCATGGACCGTGAAGAACTCCTTATGGGGAGGCCATGGGTCGATACTGAGGATGGTCGGTGTCACTTTAGGATAAAAGATCTCGAGTCTCACCTCTTGCGTAATAACTTCAAGGGCCTGACCGCGCCCAAGATGGCGCAGCGTTTACGGGACATGGGTGGAGAACCGATCAGCCTATTTTTGAAAGGACGCACCGTGCGTTGCTGGCGCATACCTGCGTTTGCAAAGCAGGATGCTCCGTTCACCACAGAGACTGTACGTCAGCAGGGGAGTCCGTTTTGAAGATACCGCGTATGCCTAAAGCGCCTACGCTGTCTTCCCTGCGGCCAGCAAAGAGGACCACGTATCGCGGGTCAAAAAGAAAAGCGCCGGTCATGGAGCCGCTTGCGCCTCTGCCTAAGGCCAAAAGCGTGGCAGTGCGGAAGGATCGCCCTACGCACATACATCACATTGAAGATCGTTTCATTAAGTCGGGTGAGGCAGAGTTAGCCTATACATTGCGCACATTGACAGAGGTGCACAATATGCTGGTAGCCTCTATGGAGGACAGGTCTTATAAATCTAGCCTAATCCTCACAGAGAAGTTTGACGGTAGCCCTAGCATTGTGTTTGGGAACGATAGGGCTACTGGGAGATTCTTTGTAGCTACAAAGTCCTATTTCAGCAAGACCCCGAAGTTGAATTTTACTGAGGAAGATATTCACCTCAATTACGGTTATTCACAAAATCTTGTTGATAAACTGATTGCAGCACTGAAGTACTTGCCTAAGATTGCACCAGAGACGGGCATATTCCAAGGCGACTTGATGTATGTACAGGGGATGAACGTCGAAGTAGGTACGGACAAAACATCCTTTACCGCGAACACCGTCACCTACTCTTGCTATTCCGATGCGCCTACGGGGAAAAGGATATATGACTCTAGGATAGGTATTGCCGTACACACGCGGCACATTGACGATAAACATCTTCCTGTTGACCTTTCCATCTTTAAAAAAGATGGGGATGTCTTTGTTATTGACCCACGGATCAACCTGAACAAGGCTTATTACCCAGCGGAGTATCAGCGGGAATTTTTGACGTTGGTGCAGGAGATCAATGCCACCCACTTAGTTCAAGAAGAATATACCGAAGTAATGAGGCAATCCGTCAAGCTGATGACGTACATCAATAAGCGAGTGAAAGGAACCGCGGTAGCCCGACAGGAATCTGAGTTTGCTTCGCCCCTATTCGATGCCTTTTTCTTTGTGCATTCACACCTGCAAGCGGCAAAAAAACTGTTGAACAATGCTTTATCTGGCACACGGCAGTTCCACACCGAGATCAATGGCCAAGAGACAAAGGGCGAAGGCTTTGTTGTTATTCACGAACAGAAAGTGAGTAAGATAGTGGACAGAGAAGAATTTAGCCGACAGAACTTTCTGAGGCAAACAGGAATAAAAGAAGGGGCGAAGGCCACTGTCTTTGCCTATGCTCGAATGAACCCTCCTACACGAGGGCATCAGCATTTGATTGAGGAAGTAAAACGTCTTGCCAAAGACAACAATGCGGATCACATGATTGTATTGAGCGCTTCTCATGGTGCAGATAATCCCTTACCTGCTTCTCTTAAGCTGGAATACCTCAATGAACTATTCCCCGACACTAATTTTTTCTTTGGGAACGGTTCTGACTTTATTGGCCGCCTATGTACTCTTTATGGTGCTGGGACAGAACATCTTATCTTTGTCATGGGGGAGGATCGCGCAGATACGTATCAGACCTATCTTGATGCATACAATGGGAGAGACGATTACTTCCACTTCAAGAAAATAACGATGGTATCTGCTGGAGCGCGGAACCCTGACGGCGAAGGTGTTGAAGCTATTTCTGGGACAAGGATAAGAGAGTACGCGGCAGCTAATTACTTCACTGCGTTTTACGAAGACCTGCCAACCACGGCCACACTAGAGTTGGCCCATCGTTTATTCGTTGATGTTCGGAAAGGGCTGGAACCATGACGGCAGTCTGCAAAGTATTCGGGCCTCCCGGATCAGGGAAGACCACTTATCTGCTTAACCGCGTAGAGCAAGAACTGGAAGCGGGCGTTCAATCAGGAAGAATTGGGTACTTTTCTTTCACCAGAAAAGCGGCTAACGAAGCGCGGGACAGGGCTATTGCCAAGTTCCCGCACTTGAGCGAGAAAACCGATTTCCCTTACTTTCGCACACTACATAGCCTTGCTTTCCGATGCCTTGGCACAAAAGCAGATGACATGATGCAGCCAGAGCATTACCATGAGTTTTCACAGCAGACGGGTATTACGCTGGATATCTTAAAAGATGATGAGGAAGGCTATGCAAAAGCAGATAATCCAATTCTCAACGAAATCAACCTTGCCCGAATTCGAGGCGTGGATCTTAGAGAGCACTATAACCAATCGGGATTGGATATTGAATGGCATCACTTTGAGTTTGTGGAGCGAAGCTATCGACACTACAAAACTGCGCGTAATCTACTTGACTTCACCGACCTCCTCGAGATGTCAGTAGTTGATGCTGCACGTCTGCCCTCTTTAGAAGTTCTGATTATCGATGAAGCACAGGACCTGTCTCGCCTTCAATGGCAGATGGTCGAAATACTGGTCAGCAAAGCACAGCGCGTCTTTATTGCCGGTGACGATGACCAAGCCGTATTCACGTGGGCCGGTGCTGATGTGAAATCTTTCCTCGAATTCCAAGGTGACATTCATGTCCTCCAGCAATCCTACCGAGTCCCCGCTTCAGTCCACAAATTTGCAAATAATATTGTCAAAAGAATCAGAAATCGCCAGAGTAAAGAATGGAAACCACGTGACTTTGTTGGGTCCGTCCGAGAGTACTACCGCTTTGAAGACGTGCCTGTTGGCGATGGAGAATGGCTCATTCTCGCTAGTACAAATTACCTGCTCAATCCAATACACGAGTGGCTCAAATCAAACGGAGTTCTCTTTGAACGTAACAGCATCCCCAGTATCTCCCCCCAAATGCTCAAAGCGGTCATCGACTGGGAAAGGCTCCGTAAAGGGCTCTCGCTTGGGTTGAACGACACCCAGAACGTCTACAAATACCTCGGCCCGAGCTTCGTGGCCCGGGGCTTCAAGAACTTCAAGGGTGACCCGGATGTCCTTGAGTACGATTTATCCACCCTGAGTAGTCACTACGGGCTAATGACCGATGCTATCTGGCATGAAGCGCTGACCAGAATCAGCGAGGACAAGCGGCAGTACCTAAGAGCCGTCCTGCGCCGGGGACACAAAATCTCCAACGCGGACCGCATCAAGCTTTCCACGATCCATGGAGCAAAAGGCGGCGAGGCGGACAATGTCCTTCTAATGATGGACATCTCGCCCAAGTTTGCCAAGGATTACGCCGTCAATTCCGACAACGTCAACCGGCTCTTCTATGTCGGCGTGACACGCGCCAAGCAAACCCTGCATCTAGTTTTACCAAAACAACAAGACAAAGGATTTCGGCTTTGAAGACTATGCCATTATTCCCAATGCAGAGCGATTGGGTCGCCCCAGATTCTTTCCCAAACTTATCTACTGCGAAGGAGATTGCAATTGACCTCGAAACTTGTGATCCAAATATGGAATCGATGGGCCCCGGTTGGCCTCGGCGTGACGGGTATATTGTTGGGTACGCTGTTGCTGTGGAGGGCTGGGCTGGATATTTTCCTGTCGCTCATGGTGGTGGTGGCAATCTGGACAAGCGGCGCGTCGAGCGTTGGATTGTGGATATTCTCGCATCCCCTGCTGACAAGATCATGCACAACGCCGCCTACGACTGCGGATGGCTCAGAGCCTCCGGCTTCACCATCAACGGGAGAATCATCGACACCATGATAGCGGCCCCGCTGCTCGATGAAAATCGATTCAGCTACGCCCTAAACAGTCTTGGCTTTGATCATCTGAAGGAAACCAAAAGCGAAGCGGGGTTACGCCAAGCCGCCGGGGACTTCGGTGTACACCCCAAGAAGGAACTCTGGAAACTGCCCGCCATGTATGTGGGCAACTACGCCGAGCAGGATGCCGCCTTAACTTTAAAGCTCTGGCAATACTTTAAGGTCAAACTCCGTCAGGATGATGTGGAGTCGATCTTCGATCTCGAAACGCGGCTCCTGCCCGTCCTCCTAGGGATCACGGAACGCGGCATTCGCTTTGATCGCAATAAGTGCGAACAAACTATCGATAATTTAATCAAGCGGGAAAAGGAACTCCATGCGCTGATCAAGTCCCAGTCTGGGATTGCCGTGGACATCTGGGCCGCAGCCAGCATTGCCAAAGCTTTCGACAAACTTGGCGTGGCTTATCCCAAGACCGAAACCGGGCTACCTTCGTTTACCAAGTCCTTCTTGGACGAATGCCCACACTCGGTTGGCAAAATGATTGTCGAGGCCCGCGAGACCAATAAGACGCACAGCACGTTCCTTGCCCCCTACTTGAACTTCTCCGCCAAGGATGGGCGCATCCACCCCCACGTCAACCAGCTTCGCAACGACGATGGCGGCACAGTCTCCGGACGGCTGTCGATGAATAATCCAAATCTCCAGCAAGTCCCAGCACGGCACGAGATCATCGGACCTATGGTCCGCGGCTTATTTTTGCCCGAGGAGGGTCAAATATGGGCCTCAAATGACTTTTCCTCGCAAGAACCGCGATTATTAGTGCACTACGCCTCATTATTAGGCCTCCCCGGCGCAGAAATCATGGTCGATGCCTACAAGGCCAATCCCGACACTGACTTCCACCAAATGGTGGCAGATATGGCAGGAATTAAACGAAAAGCCGCCAAAACCATCGGTTTGGGGCTCATGTACGGCATGGGTGTGGCCAAACTCGCCAACCAGCTGGACCTAACCCATGAAGAGGCTAAAGAACTTATCCAAACCTTCCACACAAAGGTCCCCTTCCTTAAAGGCACCGTCAACGCAGTCATGCGCCGCATTGAACACCCTGCTTCCGGAGGCGCTATTCGTACCCTCTTAGGACGTAAATGCCGCTTTCCCCTATGGGAACCCATGGAGTGGGGCAGCAACAAGGCATTACCCTACGAACAGGCGGTCGTGGAATACGGCTCACGGATCAAGCGTAGCGGCACGTACAAGGGATTAAACAGGCTCATCCAAGGATCAGCCGCAGATCAGACCAAAATGGCCATGGTGGCCCTCCACGAAGCCGGAGAGCACCTTCTCTTGCAGGTGCACGATGAGATTGTTTTGAGTGTCGAGGACCGGGGTCAAGCAGAACGCGCCGCGGAGATCATGGCTAACTGCGTCAAGATGGAGATACCCAACCGGGTGGATGTGGAAGTCGGCCCCAGCTGGGGCGAAGCGAAATAAACCAACACGGATGGAGAGGCTGCATTCCCAACGGTTGTGTGCGATATGCCACTATCACCCTTCGCCTCCCCATGCGTCTTGGCCCGTTAACTCATTCTTGCATAACGGCGAAGCTCTTCCACCGAGCGCCCCGTCTTATCATGCAGCCGCATCAAGGTATACGCAGACAGCTTCGCCCCGGCCCGAAGCTTGGATATCTGCGCCTTGGACATCAAAAAGAAATCGGCTAGTTCTGTATCAGTTTTGAAATTCTTCTCTTTTTTTATCTCATTGAACAATTTGTTCACGATTCTGTCTCCGAAAACTTCGTCTTCTCCACATATTTCATCGCCGAATACGAATCGATGAATTCCATGTCCTGATACTTGAACGTGCCATCCAATACATGCTTCGTGATCCGCGCCAGTATCTGACCGTCGCCATCCACAAGACATAACCCACCGTGGACCTCGGTCCACCGATTCTTCTTCCTCATTCTTCCTTCCCCTTAATTAAATCAATCATCTCGCAATACGCCGCCCTGCTGTGCTCATGCGTCTTGGCTGTCACCATCTCATGCGCCACCTTAAACAGCTTAGAGTACTTGCGCAACGCTATTGCCGCCTGATTGTCCATGTCACTCCTCGCATGATCCTCTAAATAATCCGCCAATTCCTTTAACGTGGGCCTTGATCTTATGTTCACCAGAGTGCCTCCCCATGCGTCTCAACAGTCGGTTTAGGTGGATGCTCGGCCTCCTTCATCCGAACCACAATCCTCCACCCATCCTGCACGAACCGCGCAGCTTCCCACCGGGTCCAGAACTTCCGGAACAATGTATTGTCCTCGTCATAGACCCAGTACCTCATGATTTCACCTGCGGTGGGCAAAGGAACTCGATCCGCTCAACGGGCCAACCCGTCTTCTTATGCACCTTCAAAATAAACTCCGCACTGACCTGATTTGTACCATGACGGAACTTGGATAAGCCACTGCGCAACACCCCCAACTCTTCTGCCATCACGCCATCACTAGACCAGCCAAACTCCCGACGCAATGCATCCAACAAAGGATGCGGCCAGTTCTCCAGCACCGCAGCATTGCCCTTACGTACACGCTTTACCTTTTCCATCACTTTACCTCCCTATTTTTTTTAAATAAATAATCTTCACGCACCTCGGACGGCGGCACCCAACCTTGCTTACGCCATACCGCCTGTACATCTGCGCCAGAAGTCCATTTAAAATTGTCCAGAGGACTCATCTTTTGTTCATGCTGCACCTCGGGCACCACTAATCGGTCTACTCCAACTACTTTAAATTTTAAATCGGTCTTCATCATCTCTCCTCTCTTAGTGACCATTATCCAGCCCATCCCTTTCGTTAAAGAAATCAATCGCTAAAGCATCCAACCCATTGTGGATAAAATCCATCCCTTGTTGTATATCTTCAAACGAACCATCATCCACCCCAGCGGCCACAAAAGACACTAAACCCATAATCAGCGCTGGCGCAATAACCCTGTTGTCATAATCCCCCATGGATTGCAGAGCGAGGACCGAGGCCTCCCGAACCTCGGCCATGAAGTTTTCCATGCCCTCCGGCAAAACCCCCGCGCTCATTGGTTCGCCTCATTGACAACAAACTCCACAAAGTCATCGTAATCCGTAGTCAGCAAGTCTTCCTTTGACAGGCCATACTGATTCAAAATCACTTCACGCAACATCGTCAGAGAGGACTGAATTATTAAATCCTCCTTTAATAACATTTTCAATGTTGGGTCCTCTGCCAACCTCTCCAAAATACTCGCCGCCTCATTGGCCACATACTGCTGGTCTATCCAATCATTCTGGTTATCCATTATCTCTCCTCGTTATCCATAAAAAAGGCAATCGCCAAAGCAATTACCAACACCAGCAACAACATCCCCGCACCTATCAACGCCGCACCCGTGAATGTCAACACATCAAACGTGATCATCTTGCTTTTCCTCCCAATATTGGATTTGATCAAGTCGCGCAATTGCGCTCTTTAATTCACGCCTATATGCATCAACAAGTTTTTTACTTTTCATATCAAACCAAATACCAACAACTTCATCATCTGCCAACAACCGATTAAAAGCGATCATTTCATCAATGATGTGTTGAAAACTAAATTCAAATTTCAACTCCATAAAATCAGCTTGGTCATCGTGCCAATCCAACGGAATTTCTGAACCGTCATTCCATAAGCACATATAGATGGATAAATTACCGTTGTCATCTAATTCATCAAAAATACATTCATCCGAAATAACAATTGTTCTCTGTGTCATGTGTTCTTCTCCTTTAGCTTGGCTTCGATGGCTTCAGCAAACCATTTAAAACCTAACGGCAATCGTTTTGCTTCGCCGTCAGTTTGTGCTAAACAGTCAAACATTTCCTCATCCGTCAGCCCCTGCCATTCGCGTTCTGGAACCATCCTTTTCCCGTCACTTACACGCTTTACTTTTCCTTCGTTCCAATCTTTTATAAATTCAGCCTCGTAATCTGGTTTGCGCTGTGGTGCCGAATTCCAATCGCACTTACACTGTGGAAGAGTAGAACTCATTGCACCGTCAGATTTTGATAAGCCGCATTTTGGGCAGTTATAAATCATGTGTTCTTCTCCTTTAGCTTGGCTTCGATTTCTCTTGCAAACGCAACCATTTCTGAATCGCTGCAAGGTTCGCTGTATGAATCGTAAATCTCATCATCCGTCAGCCCCTGCCATTCGCGCTGTGGTGGGGCGGTGTAGAGTGGCAACCAACCGTTTTCTTTCGCCCAATCTTTATGCACGGTCACGTTACCGTATGCTCCCGGCTCATGCCACGCCACAGGTTCTAGTTCAGGCTGCGCGAGTCGGGCGCGGAG